CGGCCCAGAGGTAGTACCAGGTATTCGCGTCTTCCGGGTCGGCCGTGAGATTGTCGAAGCCACCGAGGCCCTCGACCGTCATGTCGACGCCGCCCGAGAACGCCCCCATCCCGAACCCCTCGATGCCCAGGAAGTCCCAGGTGACGTCGAGCTGGTAGTTCGGGTTCGCCGCGTCGTTCGTGATCCGCAGATTCGTCAAGCCCGCGCGCGCGAGCGCCGTGACCTGGGTCTGCAACGTATCGAGTCGCGTCGCGAGGTCGGCGTAGACCGTGCCGTCGAGCGCGATGTGGGCGTTCACGCCGATGTTCGGCATGACGCCGAGGAACAGCTCCTGCACGACCTTCAGCCAGTCGGCCGGCGTGACGACCGAGTCCTGGATGGCCGACGTCAGCGTCGGCAGCGCGCCGGGAAACTCGTTGGCCATCTACCGCTGCCCCCCCACGCGTCGGACGAGTCCCGGGTACTCGCGCTGCAGTTGGCGGCCGAACTCGGTCGCCGCGGTGCGCCCGTAGAGCTGCGCTTCTTGCGGCGTCCGCGCCGCCGGCACCACGATCGTCGGACTGATGTTGATCGTCGTCGTCTGCTGCACCGGCTGCTCGGCCCGGCCCTCGATCGCCCGCAGCCAGCGCCGCGCCCGCGCATCGCGCAGCGGAATGACCGCTTCCGGGCCGGCCTCGCCCGCTTCGAGGAACGTGCGCTGCGTGACAATCGCGCCCTGCGCCGCATGCGTCTTCGGGCCAGCCTCCGCCGCAGCGAGCTGGCGCTGCAGGATCGGCAGGACGCCCTTCTCCGTCGTCGCCACCAAGCGGTCCACCGCAGCGACTTGGCTCCGCAGAATCGGCAGGACGTCCAGCACCAGGTGGCGGTTCATGGAGGTGATGGTCAGCGTGGAGACGTAATCGAGCCGCGCCGTCCCCTCGCCCAGCACACGCAGCCGCTGGGTATCGGTGGCCTGCTGGCGCACGAGGTCGCGCAGCTCGCGGGTCGTCTGGAGCCCCTTCTGCTGTTGGTCGACCATCGTCTGCTGCTGCTGCTGCATGGCGACATCCGCGGCACTGGCGCTGTCCCGGGTGACGCCCTTGAGGCCCTGCTGCGTGAGCGCGATGAGCCGCTCCGTCCGCACGTTCAGGTCCGCCAGCCGCTTGTCCTGCGCGGCCGCCAGCTCGACGAGCTGCCTGGTCTGGTCGCCCACGGCCTCCGCGGCCGGCGATTGCATGGACTCCAGGAATTGCCGCGCGCGCGGATCGGTCAGCGGAATGAACGCTTCCGGCCCGGCCTCGCCGGCCTGCAGCTCGGTCGGCCCCGTGATGACGGCCCCGGCCGCGGCGTGATGATGGTGGTGCGTCACGGCCGGCACCTTCAGCAGCGCGGCAATCGCCTCGACGTAGTCCTCGATGTTCTGCATCGATTCGAGCTGCGCGCGCGCGAGGAACGCCTGGAGCGATGCCGGATCGTTCATCAGGGCATCGATGTCCGTCCCGGCCGGCAGAATGTCGGACAGCTCCTGGCGGATCGCGCCGGCTTGCGCCTGCAGCAGCGGGACGACCTTGTTGGCCCACACGGCAAGCTGCGCGGCGAGTTTCTGGTTGATCGAGTCGATCGCGATCGTCGCGTTGTATTCGAGGACGGCGCGCGCCTCGTCCAGCTCCTTCAGCCGCTTCTGGATGTCCCGCTGCTCCTCCGTGATCGGCCGCATCTGCACGTTCAGGTCATAGATGTCCTTGTTGTATTGCTTGATGAGGTCCTGATCCGCCTTCATGTCGGTCTGGATGTCGCGGATGTCCTTCTGGTAGCCCTTGATGAGGTCCTGGTCGGGCCGCATCGAGACCTGGATGTCGCGAATATCTTTGTTGTAGTCCTTGATGAGCTGCTGGTCCGCGCGCATCGCGACCTGGACGTCGTAGATGTCCTTCTGCAGCCCCTTCGACTCGTCATCGATGGTCTTGATCTTGTCGAGCAGGTCCTTCTGCTCGTCGGCCGCCTTCTGCGCGACCTCGTAGACCTGCTCGGTCGCATCGAGCGCCTGCTGCTGCACGCGCACCGCGTCGCGGCTGCCCGCGGCGAACAGCTTGCCGCCCTGCTCGACGCTGAGCTGGGCGAGCCGCTGCACCTCGGCCGCCGCCTTCGCCTGATCCTCGGGCTTCGCCTGCTGGAACGCTCCGAGCGCTTCCCCGAGCTGCTGGCGCGTGATGGCGAGCTGGCGGAAGCCGCCGCCCGCAACCGAGCCCTGCAGCGCATCGCGCTGCTGCTTGAGCGAGTCGACCATGCCCGCCATCGCGCTGATGACGTCGACCCGGTCCTGCAGCTCCTGGCGGCGGACGGCGAGGTCCTGGAGCCGCGTCTGCTTCGTGTCGATGATCGCCTGCTTCTCGTCGAGCCGGGCCTGCGTATCCTCGATGAGCCGCTGCTTGTGGTCGATCAGCTCTTGCTTCTCGTCGAGCCGGGCCTGCGCCGAGTCGATGAGCGCCTGCTTCGCGTCGATGAGCGCCTGCTTGTCTGCAAGCCGCGCCTGCGCGTCCTCGATGAGGTATTGCTTCTGCTGGATCTGCTCCTGGATGTCCTCGGCCTGCGCGTCGAGCACCTTCTGGCGATCGGTCAGCACCTTCGCCTCGGCCGCAATCTCCTTCTCGTACATCGCGACCGTGTCGCGGATGTCCTGGATCTGCGCCTGCGCCTTCTGCGAGAGCAGGTCCATCTGCCGGTTCACGGCATCGAGCTGCGCCGCCGCACTGCCGCCCGATGCGGCGAGGTGCAGGTAGAGCACGCCGTTGTCGGTGAGCGCCTGGTTGTAGACCTCCGCGGTGTTGTTCGCGCCCGTGAGCGCGTCCTGCTGCTCGCGGCTCTTGATGGTGAAGTCGCTGATGGACCGCTCGGTCGACTTGAGCTGGTCGATGAGCTGGCTCACGGCATCGGCCCACTGCGCGGTCGCCTGCGCCGCCTGCTGTTCGAGCTGCGCCAGCTCCTGCGTCATCTGCTCGCGCCGCTTCCCCTTCGCCTGGGGAATGTCGCGCTCGATCTGCGTGAAGCGCGTCTTCACCCGCTCCAGCGCGTCGGCCGACGCCTTCACCTGGCCGAGGAGCGGCGTGCCGGCGATCGTCGCCGCGAGCTGCGTCATGGCGTCGTGAATCGTGCGGACGACGCCGAGGAGGTCGGCCGCGATCTGATCGCGCAGGTCCCGCTGCTTCTTCTCGGGCTCCGTCAGCTCGCGCCGCGGCCGCTCTTGCCGCCCGACGAACTTTTCGAGCGCGTCGAGCAGCGATTGCGAGACATCCTCGGGCTTGAGCCCGGCCGCCGTCACGAGCTGGCGCGTCGGCGTCAGGTTTTCCTTCTCGATGAGCGCCCGCTGCACCTGGCGCGCGGTAATCTCCGGGTTCGCCGCCACCAGCGCCGCCGCATCGGCCGCCGCCTTCTTCGGATCGCCCGTCACCTTGCCGATGGCGGCCACGGTGAGCGTCATCCGGTCGCCCAACTGCCGCAGCTCCTTCTGCGTCGGTCCCTGCCCCTTCGCCATCGCGTCGAGCAGCGGCCCCTCGATGGCCTCGCGGATCTGCTTCACGTCGATCCCCTTGGCCGTCACGGCCTTCTCGAAGATCGTCGCGAGGTTGATCCCGACGCTCTCGGGGATGTCCGGCTGGAACTTCTTGCCGAAGTCCCCGGCGGCACTCACCCGCTTCAAGAACTGCTTGTCGGTGATGTCGCCCTTCGTGAGCGCGGTGGAGTCTTTCAGGTAGGTGTTCCAGAGCTGCAGCGTCGGCAGCATCCCGCCGTAGAGCTGCGTCGTCAGCTTCCGGAACGCGGCATCGACCTCCTCGGCCGGCTTCTTCGTCGGCAGCAGGTTGCCGAGCGCGCCCGTGAACTCGCCCCGGAGTTGTTCGAGGCTGGGCGCGGTCCCGCGCGTGCTGAGCGCCCCCACGGCCGCCCCCCCGAGGACATCGAGCGCCGTGCCGGTCCCGACGCCGCCACCAAAGAACGTGCGGGCGCTGGCCTTGAGCGTCGTGCCTTGGATGGTCTTGCCGGTGGCCTCTTTGACCTGATCCGCGAACACATGCCGCAGATGTTCCGTAACCGTCTCGGTCAGGCCGAACAGATCGATCCCGACCGAGACGAGGACCTTGTTGATGATCTCTCCGATCGGCCCGCCAATGATCGAGATGAGGAGCGTTGCGAGCCCCGCCGTCGTGTTCCCGGCGGCCAGAAGCTGCGGGCCGGCGACGATGCCCAGGCTCGCTCCCTGCGCCAGGGACGCCTTGCCCGTCATGCCGACGATCTTCCCCTCGTCCCCGGCGGCCAGCAGATGTTGCAGGCCGAGGGCACCTAGCGCCGAGCCCGCCAGCGCGGCCCCGATCCCGGCCCCAGCAGCGGCGCCCGCAACGCCGCCCCCCGCTGCGCCGGCCGCCGCGGCGGCTGGAGCGCCGCCAAGCGCCCCGCCCCCGAGGCCGCCCACGACCCCGGTGATCGCGCTGATAGCCGACTGGATGGCGCTCACCAGCGCATCGAGCACCGGCCCGATGACCGGGATTTGGGAGGCGATCCCGGCCGCCCCGACAGTCGGCCCGGCGATGTTCGCGCCAAAGATGTTCGCAAGGGCCGTCAGGAGCGGGCTAGCGGCCGTCCCAGGCCCGAAGATGGCCCCTGGCCCGACCAGGGCCGGGAACGCGCTCACAGCGGCTCCTGTGAGCCCCTGGATGCCTCCCAGGACGCCGATCCCCGACAGCGCGGTCCCGAGGAAGCCCCCGCCGCCCTTCACGAGCCCGAAGATGCCACCTGCCAAGGACAGGATCGGCCCGATCACGGACACGAGGTTCGTGAGCGTCGAGCTGATGGTCGACATGGTCGACCCGAGCGGCGTGGCCGAGAGCGCCCCGGCGAGCTGCTTGGCAATGAAGCCACTCGCCCCGAGGAGGTTGCCGCCCGTGATGATGGCCCCCCCGGCGCCGCCCCCGGCGCCCCCTTGCGCGGCCGCGGCGACCCCGGCCGCACCGCCGCCGCCACTAAAGAGCCCGCCGACCCAGGTGGCGAGATTCGTGAGCCCGCCGACGATCGAGCTGCCGCCGGACCCGAGCAGCTTGAGAAAGCCCTCCGCGAACGAGACCAGCTTGTCGAACACGCTCTTGCCCGTGTCCTCCAGGAAGCTGAAGAACGTCGCCCAGCCGCTCTGCGCCGTCTGCGCGGAATCGCCCACCTGCTTCGCGGCGGCCTCGAACGGCGGCCCCACCTCGTCGGCCGCCTGCTTCGCACTGTCCGCGACCTTCGGCAGCGTCTTGTCGCCTGTGTCCTTGATGAGCCCGAAGGCGGTCGTGAACGAGTGCACGAGCCCGTCTTTGTCCGTGAACAGGTTGCGGTTGACCGCCTCCTCGAACCCCAGCTTGTTCTTGAGCGTCGAGGTGAAGATCTCCTTCAGGATGTTGACGCCCGAGTCGCGGAAGCTCTTGAAGGCATCGGTCGCCTTGCCGAAGATGAGCCCGCTGCCGAGGTCCCCGAGCGCGGACTCCAAATCGCGGCCGACCTGCGCGGTGTCCTGCCCGAGCTGCTTGACGTGCTCATCCTGCTTGTCGAGCACCGCGTTCTGCCCGGCCAGGGTCGCGAGCTGCGCCTGCTCGGCCCGCAGGTTCCGCTCGGCCTGCTCGCGGGCCGGCGCCGCGAGCTGATTGTTCTGGAGCGCGGCCTGGTTCAGCGCGATCTGCGTCTGGAGCGACTGCGTGTCGATCGCCAGCTTCTTCCGCGCGTCGTCGATGATCGCGTGCTGGATCGACTGGCGGACGGTGACGCTCGTCTCCTCCTGCAGCCCGAGCTGGAGAATCTGCGTGTGCTGATCGATCTGCGCCTTGGCCGCGTTCGCGTCGGTGGCCGCTTGCTGGACCGCGTTCTGGAGCAGCCGGGCATTGTCCTGCTGGCGCGTCGCCAGGATCGCGTTGTCCTTCGTCTCCTGCGTCGTCACCTGCTCGGCTGCCGTCAGCTCTTGCCGCCGCAGGTCGATGATGTGCTGCAGATCCTCGATCGCGCCGCTCAGCCGGACCGAGATGGTAATCGGCTTGCCCTGGGCATCGCGCGAGATGACCTGGATCGCGGCCGCCTGCTTCTGCAGATTCTCCAGCGACGCAATCTCGTTCCGCAGCTTGTCGGCCGAGACCGCCTTCAACTGATCTTCGAGGCTCTGGACGTTCCGCAGAATCGCCTCGCGCTGGTCCTGCGTCTGGGCGACCTTCTCCTCGGAGTGGGCCTGTTCGAGCAGCGTGCGCAGCTCGGACTCGCGCGTCGTCAGCCCGGCATTCTGTGTCTGCAGCGCCTGGTCCGCGGTCGTCTTGATGTCGCTGTACTGCCGGGCCGCCACGGCCAGGTCGGCCTTCTGCTGGTCGAGGTTCTGGACCTGATCGCGGCCGACGAGCAGCTCCGCGCGCTTCGTTTCGAGGACTTGTTTTTCTGCCTGCAGCGCCTGCGGATCGGTCGACGTGGGGCCGGCGCCCGTGAACTTCACTGGCTGCTCGATGGGCGGCAAGATGACGGGACCCGCCCCCGGCTTGCCAAGGTTCGCGAGCGGCCCGGTCCCCTCGAATTTGACCTCGACCGGGATCGTGATGCGGGGCGCCTCTTGCAGCGTCTTGAGGCCCGCCTGCGTCTCGGCAATCTCCTTGAGCCGGGCGTCGATTTCCCGCAGTTGGTCCGCGGTCTGCGTGCCGGTCTTCTGAGCCTCCTGGCTCGCTTTGTCGCGGATCGCCGCGATGTCCGCCGCCTGCCGCTCGGCCCGGGTGCCGTAGGACGCGATCTGCTGCGCCAGCGTCACGGTCTCGTGCTGGAAGTCGATGACGAGCGCTTTCGCGCCTTCGAGCGATGCGCGGACCGCGTCCGCGAGCTGCCGGAAGTCACGCGCGAGCGCTTGCGTCGTGATCTGCGACAGTCCCCGCGCGAGGATGATCGCCCCGTCAGCCGCTTCCCGCTCCCGGAGCGCCAGCTCGTTTGCCGCCAGCGACGCGACCTTGAAGCCCTGCTCCGTCTGCACGCCCACGCGGGCGAGGTCGCGCGAGTGTTCGAGCGCGGCCTGCGCCGCCTTGACGAAGTCGGTGCCGAGGATCCGGTTGACCTCGCCGGCTGCGATGTTCGTCCGCGCCTGCTGCGCCGTCAGCGCTTTCTGCGCCGTGTTGTACTGCTCGACGGCGTCTTGCCCGGCGAGGAGCGCGGCCCGCTGCTGCTGCAGCGCCGCGATCTGCTTCTCCAGCTCCCCGGTATTGACGCCGGGCGTGATGGCCCCCAGCGCCGGGATGCCGGGCGCCGCCTGCACCTGGGCCAAGCGCTGCTGGAGCTGCTCGATGGCCGCGTCGAACTGCGCGATCGACTGCGGACCGCGCGCGAGACTGTTGGCCGTTTGCGCCTGCTGCGCGGCGAAGTCCGCGAGCGTGCGATCTGCGGCTTTGATGGTGTCGACGAACGGCTGCCCCCAGGCTGCGGCCAGGTCGACGATCGAGTTACGCAGCTTCTGCTGCGTGTCGGCCAGTGTGTCGGTCCGGATGCGCGCCTGGTCCTCGGCCGCGGTCGTGTCCGTGATCGCGGGCACGAGGGCTCTGAATTGCTCCCGCTGCGCGAGGAGTGCCTGGACGACCGGGACGGCCGTCTGGCCGAACTTGGCCGCGATGTCGGCCGCCGAGAGCTGCTGCTTGGCGAGATTGTCGAGCGCGGTGCCGAGGCCGACGATGGCCGGATTCGTCTCCTGCGCGCCCGATTGCAGCTTGAGCAGCACCTCGATCAGCGCGTTGCCGGCCCGGTAGGTGGGAATGTGCGAGTTGGCGAGAATCTCCAGCGCCGCCGCCGTTTCCTCGAACGAGAGCCCCGCCCCGTGCGCGGCCGTGCCCGTGCGCGCGAGGATCGCCCCGATCTGCTCGACGCTCGCCGCCCCCTTGGCCGACGCGGCCGCGAGCACGTTGACGACCCGGCCCGCGTCATCCGCCGTGAGCCCGAACTGCCCCAGCACCTCCGTCGTCACCTTGGTCGACTGGCGCAGATCCGTCCCGGTCGCCTCGGAGAGTTTGACGACCTGCTCGGTCATCTCGGCCAGGGCCGCGCCGCTCGCCGCCAGCTCGGGCCGCTGCTGGGCGACGGCTTCCATCGCCTGCACGACCTGCGTGAACGAGAGCGTCGACTCGCTCGACATCTTGATCGCGGCCTCGCGCAGCACCTCCAGCTCTTGCGCGCTGGCCATGGTCGTCGCGTGGAGCCCCTGGAGAGACTCGTCGAACTCCAGGGCCGCCTTCACGCCCGCCCCGAAGACGGTGATGAGCGTCGCGACGCCGCCTGAGAGCGCCGCCGCGCCGGCCTCGCTCGTCAAGAAGTCGGTGGCGAGCTTGCCGAGCGCGCCCCCGGCATCGCTCGCCCCGCCCTTGAGCGCCGCGAGCATGCTCTCGGTCTTGGCGCCGGTCGCCGCCATGGCCTCGCTGGTCGCCGTCGCGCCATCGGTCGCGGCCTTGCCCGAGGTCATCCAGACGTCGTGCAGCGCCTTGACGCCCTCGATCAGCTTCGTGGTCGTCTCGCGCGTGCGATCGAAGCTCTCGGCCGTCTCGCCCGCGCTCTCTTTCACGCCGGCCGCGACCTGCTTCCAGGCTTCCGCGAACGCGGCCGCAGAGACCTGGCCGGCCGCGCCGACCTTGCCGACGTCCTGGCCCGCCGTCGTCGCGAACGATTTGACGGCGGCCGCGGCCTGCTGCGCGACCTTGGTCAGCTCCTCGCGCGCGCGGATGACGACGGTCAGTTCGAGTGCCACCTACCTACCGCCCCCCGGCCGCGCGCGCCGCGGCCTCCTCCTGCTTCGCCCGCTCGTCGCGGAGCACCTTGGCGAACTCGGCATCGAGCGTCGCCATGGCCGAGACGTACCGATAGGGCTGGTCTCCGATCCCGCCCGCGTGCAGGAGAAAGCCGTTCTTGTAGTGCCCGTAGAGCATCATCCAGTGGTGGGCATCGTCCGTGATCCCCTCCAAGGGACACCCGAACTTGACGACCATCTTGGTGCGGCCAGGATGGTCAGGGTCCGGCTCCTCCACGGAGTAGTTGACGAGCTGCGGCGTTAGGCGGCAGCCACAGGTTGCGGGGTCTCGGTATCCGCAGTCTTTGCCTCCGACGAGAGAGGCCCAGACTGCGAAAGCGAGTTTCCCTTTTCAGCCGGCGTCAGGTCCGCGTCGCCCAGAATGGCGTTCGCCAGCTCGACGCGCTGCTTGTTGTCGAGCATGTCGATCACCTGCATCTGGCCGGCCTTGTCCTTCGGCGTCGTGAAGACGACCGGGTTGCCGTCTTCGTCCTGCATGTTGCGGACGCCGACCAGGCCGCGCAGCAGCGCCGCCTTCTGCGAGCGCCCGTTGTGCACGATCGTCCGCACGTCGGCATCCTTGCCGCCCTGCGGGACGATGTGCTCCATCACGCCGTCCTGGATGTTCCAGGCATCGTCGGCCTTGAGGAGCTGGTAGAGGAACACGGTCTGCTCCTCGGCCGGATTCCCGCGGTCCTCCTTGAGGACGTACTCGCGGATCTTGCCCTGAATCTTCCCGCGGATCATGCGCAACCTCCGTCGCTGGCGCGACCTCGCTCCACGCGAGGCGGCGCGTCTCGGCCGGCCGGCGAGCCCCCCAGCAGCCCGCCGGCCAGCGGGTGTGTCACGAGTAGGTGATCGTCACCTCGTCGTCGCCCGCGGTCGTGTTGCCCGCGCAGCTATAGGGCATGTTGAAGTTCCGGATGCCGTTGCGGTCGGCGTAGGTCATCGCGCCGAGCTGCACGGCCGGCGCATCGAACTGCACCTTGCCGTCGCCGCTCGCCACCGGCTGCCCGAGCGAAAAGCTGATCGCGCCCTTCGCCGCGGAGACCCAGCGGTACCAGAAGTCCGACGTGCCACGCGTGACGGCTTCCGGATCGAGCGTGCCGCCCGGATCGCGGCCGTTGATGTAGTACGAGACGAGCCCGTTCGGGGCCGCCAGGGATTCCCGGCCCTGCACGTCGTTCTTCATGTCGAACGTGATCTGGCGGGCGACGGCGCTGTAGCCGTAGGCCGTGAGCGTCGCGCCGAGCGCCATGGGCGGCTGCACGCTGTACGCCTGGTAGGTGACGCTTGCTGGGAAGGTGACGTCGCGGACACCGTCCGTGCCGGTCGGGGACAGGTTGATCGCCGTGAAGGTCCCCTGGAAGGTCCACTGGTACGTCGGAATCGCGCCGACCGTGGCATCGAACGAGAACGACCCGCGGCAGCCGTTGAAGGCGTGCAGCAGGCCATCGAGGTAGGCCCAGATCGTGACGCTGTTCACGGTCGCGCCGAAGTCCGTGAGCGGTTTGTAGATCGCGCTCGACGCCGCGTACGTCGGGCTCATGCCGCAGGCGAGGAACAGCGGATTCTCGGCCAGCGGCGAGGCCGCACTCGGGATCGCGTCAATGCCGCGATACTCCGTCCCGAAGCTGATCTGCCCCGAGCGGGTGCCGATCACCTGCCCGAGCTTCGAGAACGTCTGCGTTACGATCGGGCGGTTGACCGGATTGCCGCGCATCTCGACGGTCGGATTGACGGCGAGGATCGCATCCGTCGTCGGGGTCGGGGCCGAATCGGTGCCCTCCACGGTCTCCTTCTTCGCCGTGATGACGGTCCGGCGGGTGAGCATGTAGTTCGCCATCGCTTATCCTCCACACGACGCCGCCGGGGCGGCGGTCTCGAAGTGTTCCCGCAGCACGGCGAGCAAGCGCTGCCCGGCAGCGGCCCAGCCATAGCGTTGCGCCCGCCGATGCGCGGCGAGCCCGAGTCGCTTCGCCTTCGCCGGGTGTTCCATGATCCACTCCATCTGCCGAATGAGGTCGGGGATGGAGGCGTCGCAGACGTGCTCCTCCAGCCAGGGGCCGTGCCGGCCGTCGCGCACCGCAGTCGGCCGCAGCGTCCAGTCGACCGGCCGCACGACGCCGGCCGCAAACTCCTGCTGCCCCGTCGCCACCGTCGCCACACACGGCAGCGCGGTCGCCATCGCTTCGAGCAGCGTCAATCCCCAGCCTTCGCCCATCGACGGGAAGACGAACGCGTCGGCCTCGGCGTAGATCGCGAGCAGGTCGAGGTGCGACACGCGCCGGCTGTCGAAGATCACGTTGCCGACGCGCCGGACCCGCATCATCTGGTCGACGGTCGGCCGCGGCGTCACGGCCGAGTGCGCCTCCTCGAACAGCACCGGATCGACCTCGGTCGACTTGAGGTACAGCTCGCAGTCCGGCCGCAGATAGAACCGGCCCTCTTTCCAGGCGGCCGCGACGTGGCGCCAGCCCTTGCGCGGGTTGTGCGCGCCCGACCAGAGCCAGCGGAACGGCCGGCGGCGCGCGCGCGGGCGAATGATGCCGGGCCACGCATCGAGGTCGACGCCCAGCGGCACGACGCGGATCGGCACGGCCGTGTGCCGCGCGAAGACCTCCCGGTTCCACTCGGTCGGCACGAGGATCAGGTCGGGCCGCTGGAGGGCCTTCTGGAACGAGAGCGGCGTCTCCTCGTTCTCGTACATCGTCATCAGGATGTTCGAGTACGGGGCCGGGAAGCGCTGAAAGAGCGGCGCATACGTGAGCTGCATGACGAGGTGGGCCGCCGGATCGATGGTGCCGCCGGCCGCGACGAAGCCGCGGGCCAGCTCCTCGTTGGCCTGGTAGTAGCCGAAGGCGTTGCCGTGCTCGATGCCGTGGGACGCCCAGGCGAGCTTCATGCGGCCTCGGAGGAGGGGCCGGCCTGGGCAGTCTCGCTCCCCAGGCCGGCGCGACGAACATGGACCCGCGGACTGACCACGGGGCGCTTCGTTCCCCGAAGGGCCTTCGGAATCAAGAAATGGTCGGCCAGGTCTGGCGCCGCACGATGTGCCAGATGGTGCGCTCCGTGACGGCCCAGTGCCGGGCCAAGCCTGCCGCCGACACCCGCCCGGTCTGATGGGCACGCCGGATGGCGCGCACCGCCTTCACGGTCAGCCGGTTCGCGCGCCGGTACGTCGTGCCCCGTGTGCTGCGGCGCCGCCCTTTGGCCGCCATCTCGGCCATGCTGTCGACTTGCGTCCCGAGAAACAGATGCGTGGGCTCACAGCACAGCGGCACGTTGCAGTGGTGGCACGCCAGGAGCCCCGCGGGGATCGGCCCATGGGCGAGGGTCCAGGCCGCGCGATGCGCCAGCCAGAAGACGCCCCCGACGACGAGCACCCCGTACCCGCCCTTGTTCCGCGCCCCGCGCCAGAGCCGACAACCGCGGCGATTCGCGGGGGCCACGCGCCGCCAGAAGCGCACGCCGAACCGGGCCGGCAGGACCTGCGCCCGTTGCCCGACCGTCGCGAACCCCACCGCGCGCTCAACTTTGGACGACGGTCGGATCGCCCACGAGCCACCGGAGGCTGATCTCGTAGACGGCCGTAAAACCGCCTTCCCGCGTCTTCGGGTCCTCGTGCTCGACGCGAACCACCTCGCGGGGCTTCGTGTCGATCGCGAGCCCGCCCTGATGCACGTCGGCCACCATGGCCCGGTAGACGTCCACGATGAAGCGCTCGATGTCGGCCGTCAGGCTGCCGACCGCAATCTCCCGCAGCCAGCCCTCGACCCGGATCACCAGCAGCCGCGCCTCGTAGCGATGCGACTCGACCAGATCGAGCGGCTGGTCGGCCACGATCGACACCCCGGCCGCCGGCAGCCGCGGGGCCGTGAAGGCGTTGAACGCCTTGTCGTAGATCGGCGGCTGGACGTCGGTCGTGTAGCCGTTCTCGCGCCGGATGCCCGCGATGTTCTCCTGGCAGCGCCGCACGAGCAGCTCGATGATGCCCGGGGCATCCGGGAAGATGGCCATCGCTCACTCCCGGGGCAGAAAGCGCTCCGCGGCCCGTTCGAGCCGCTCGGGCAGCGTCCGCGCCAGCTCCTCGTACATGCGCTGGAAATAGCCCCGGCCGACGATCGTGACCGACTTCCGCAGCCAGTACATGACCTGGATGCCGCGCTTGGAGCCCGGCTGGCGCCGCGCCAGCATGGCCCGCTGGCCGTCGATCGGAATGAAAAAGAGCGACGAGAAGGCGGTCGCGCGCCGGCCCTCGGCCTGCGGGTTGGCCGGAATGGTGAGCCACTGCTTCGTCCGCGGCCGGATCGTCGCCCCGTACTCCAGCACCGGCCCGTAGACCGCCGGATTCGCCCCGAGCGTGCCCCGGAGCCCGGTGAGCTGGTAGATCTCGACCTCGAAGGCCGTGGCGTCCTCGGCCGTCTGCACCCGCGTCTTGTACCGGAACGACCGGATCAGCGTGCCGCTGCGCCGCATGAGCGTGCGCGTGTTCCGCGCGCTCGCATTGAGCGACTCGCGCGTCATCCGATTGATGGCGTCGCTGGCGGCCTGGCTCAGCTCGTCGCGCACGATCGTCCGCACGAGCGGCGGGATCCGCCCGAGCCCGGCCAGGACCGAGTCGGCGTCGATCTGGAGATCGACTGACAGCATCAGGCGATGCTGTCGTCCCCATCGGGGACAATCAGGTAGACCCGCGTATTGCCGGTGCCGGCGCCGCCCGCGATCTTGTTCGCCTTCATCCAGGGATACCAGGCCGCGCCGAGCTGGATCGGCTTGTTGATGTCGCCCACGACGTAGTCCGGCGTGAGCGCGGTCTCGTCCTCCGTGTTGAGCGGCTGGCTGTCCCGGGCCGACACGCAGATGCGGATCGACGCCGCGCCGATGAGCGCCTGGATGTTCAGCACCTTGGTCAGCCAGCGGTCCGTGGCAATCCACTGGCCCTGCACGGTGGCGAGCTGGTTGTCGAGCAGCGTGACGACTCTCATGGCGTTCCTCTCCACCAGACGCGCAGCGGGTACGGATCGCCCGGATCACGGGCGACCACGGTTGTGGTCAGCGGCAGCACGTAGGGCACGAGCTGGTTGACGGCCGCCGCCGGCAGCGTGACGCCCTGGGGCTCCTTTCGCGTCTGGCTGGCCCCGCCGGCCGCCTGCGTCGCCACCAGCGGGTCCTTCGCCATGCCGTACCAGCTCGCCGCCACCGCGAGACAGCACGCGAGCTGCACGGCCGCCGGCACCGCGGCGTAGCCCCCCGTGTACGTCACCTGGATGTTCTGCCGCCCAATCGGGAAGGCCGGGTACATGAGCTGCCGCGGCAGCCCGACGACCAGCTCGGACAGCGCGATCTTCCCGAGCTTGCCATAGACGACGTACTGGTCCGGCGTGAGCGTGACGCCGCTGAACGGGTCCGCAATGACCACCGTCACCGGCTGCGCCGCGTCGATCGGCGGCCGTGACACATACACACTCGTGCCACCGTCTCCGTCGAGCCCCTCTGTCAGCGTCGCCTGCTGAAAGACGCGCCGGCAGTGCGCCTCGATCAGGTCCGACGCGGCGTTGATGTAGATCGTCAGCTCGGGATCGAGCGCGACGTCATCGGGCGAGGCCCGGAACCACGCCTTGAACGTGGGAATGTCGATCAGCGCGTTGGACTGCAGCTCCATGGGGCCATGGCCGCGTTACGGCTTCGGCCAGATCTCGAAGATGAGCCCATGCGAGGCCGCCACCGTGCCGCCCGTGAGCGCCGCGATCTTGCCGGTGTCGACGCAGTAGAGCTTCGTCACATCGATCGCCACCGGGGCCGCTGCGGTCGTGATGTCGATGCAGCCGGCGATGTAGTCGCCGCGCTTGACGCCCGTCAGCGCGAACTCGTTGGTGCCGCCCGTGAGCGCCGTGGGACCGCCATCGACCGGCCGATCGTCCGCCTCGGCCGCCCCGAGGTCCGCGAGCACGACCCACTCGGAGGCGGCACCCGCACCGCCCACCTGCCCGCCGGCCAGCACGGTCGGCGCGTAGCGCGGGGAGGCCGCCGCCATCGACAGGCTCGCCCACGTCTCCACGACGGTCGTGTTGTTCGGGTAGTAGATCGTCAGATCGAACAGCAGCTCGCCGCCGCTGCCCGTGCGCCGGGCCGTCTTGTAGAAGATGCTGTTGCCGTGCTGGCCTGGCAGCCGCGCCGTGATGCTGAGCGTGTTGTTCGTGCCGTCCGACAAGTTGACCGTTGCGGGCGCGGCCACGGCAATGCCGCCGCCGCTGGCCACCGGAATCGTCTTCTTGGTCGTGAGCTGCTTCAGCAGTGCGCCGAGCGCGCCGTCGTTGATGCCAGCCCCCCCAGCCAGGTCGGGGAGACGCGTGATCGGATCGGACATCGTGGCCTCCTAGTGCCGCGCGCGGCGGCGCGTCGCCGCAGCCGGCGGCGCCTCCTCGAACTCCTCGGGCTCGGGCTCGTCCTCGACCTCCTCCTCGGCCTCGCTCAGGTCGAGGGTGTCGTCGGGCGTGACCTCGTCGATCAGCTCGTCGGGCAAGACGAACTTGAGCCGCTGGGCGCGGTGCTTGCGCTGCGCCGCCTTGAACTCGCGGCGCAGATCGTCCTCGGTGAGAATCTCGAACGCGCGCACCTTGATGCCGGACGGCTTCTTGATGGTGATGATCTTGGACAGCATCCGCTGGTCGGCCTTCGACTGGATGCGGCGCGGCTGGCCGCGCTCGAACAGGCCGTAGTCGCCCGAGGGCATGGTGACGTGAAAGCGCTGCCCGTACTTGAGGCGCGCATAGGTGCGCGTCTCCTTCGCGAGTCCCGTCGCGGTCGGCATTACTCGACTCCTTCGCTCCGTGCGGTTACGCGGCCAGCGCGAGGTTCGTGCCCTTCACGAGGGCCGGCTCCTCCTCCAGCTTCACGTCCATGCGGAGGGTCAGCACGATGATCCACTGGCGCTGGCGGATGTCCTTGTCGACCTCGACCATCACCTCGCGGTGGAAGCCGACGATGATGTTCTTCGGGTCGGTCGTGAGCGTGTTGGCGTTCGGCATCATTGGGGCCGGCGTCACGGGAATGCCGAACAGGTAGATCTGGTTGAGCCCGGTGAGCATCGTGTCACCGACCTGAGTCGCGCGCTGCCCGAGGCGATCCCGCAGATCGGTCTCGACGTCCATCGAGACGTAGTGCCGCAACGCGTTGCGGTTGCGCAGGTACTGGTCCGGCATCGTCCGCACGATGTTCCGGAAGTGCGTCGAGCTGACCGACGAGCTGCCGGCGTTCACGATGTTCGACGTCGACTGCTTGAGAATCCCGTCGAGCGCCGCCAGGTCCGGATCGCCGCTGCCGACGTCCCCGAGGAGGATGATTTCCTCGATGTCCGTCGCCACGCGCTGCGTGAGCAGCTCCATGATCGTGTCGGCCATCGACTGCCCCTCGATGTTGTCTTCGAGGGCCGTGTACGGCAGGTCGACCTCCGCGATGAACTCGACCGTGTCGAGCGTCACGCGCGAGAGGTCCGGCTTGGACCGCTGGCCGCTGGTCGGCGCCGTGGTCGCCGTCGCCTTGTGCAGCACGCGCGACCCGAAGCCGATCTTGTTCACCTCGCGCTTCGGCGCCCCCATCCGCACGACCCGGGCATCCTGCAGGATGGTGGGCCAGATGATGAGTTTGCGGAAGAACGCGTTTTCCTGCTCGGTCGTGAGCAGACCACCGGCTGACAAGTCCGAGAGCGCCAGGTCAGCCTTCTCGATCAACTGCTGGTTCGTCATGGTTGTTCTCTCCCCACCTTGGCGATCGGCGTTGGCGCCGGGTTACACGTCCTCGATCTGATTGTGGCCGCCCGCCTTGCGGCGGAAGCCGGACGGGAAGCGCGTATCGAACACGCCGGCATCGCGCCCACGGCCCATCTGCTCGGGCGTCTTGGTCACTTCCGACGACCCGCGGCGGCCGAAGGTGCGCCGCTCGACCTTCTCGACCCGGTCGCCCAGCTCGCCCTGCAGGCCCGCGAAGCCGGCGGCGATCTGGTCCTTGATCGACGTCTGCAGGTCGCGGACGGCCGCCTCGACCTTGTCGAGCCGCTGCTCGGCCGAGCCGGGCTCGTCGCCCGCCGGGGGCGGCACGTCGCTCGGAGCCGGTGCCGGCGCCGGCTGCTCCCCCGGGGCCGGCTCGTCCCCACCGGGCTTGTCCTCATCCGGATCGCCGGCCTTCATCTTCGGCTTGCGCGGACCGGGATGCTCCGTCGAGCACGCCTTGATCGCGGCCGAGACCTGGGCCGGGAGCTGCTGGAGAGCGGTCAAAACCGCCTCGACCTTCTGGTCGGCCGTCATCGTGTCCTCCTTGCCGGTGTCTTCGCTGTCATCGGGCATGGGCTGTCCGCAGGTCGGACAGGTCTTCGCCTTCGCTTGCTTCTGGGCGGTCTTCGGGACCCCGACCGAGGCCGGGGGGAAGCCAATGAGCGAGCGCTTCGCCGGGTAGGTGACGCTGAGCGCCCCCGGCGCGAACGTCACCTGCAGCGCCTTGATGGCCGTGACCCCGTCCGGCCAGTCGTCGGCCCGCCAGACCTCCGTCTGGTCCGCGGCATTCGGATCGATCTGGTCGGCCGGGAACAGCTCGGCGCGGTAGACCGGCCCGTCCTCGATCAGGTCCCCCTTGAAGCCGTGCTGGCCGGCGAACTCGGCCGCCGCCTCGGGCGCCCAGGCGTCCTTCGAGAAGACGAACTGCTGGATGCCGACCTCGCCCCCCGGCTCCGCGAGCTGCACGAGCGGGTCGTTCGGCGCGACGCCCTTCAGCATCGCGACCATCGTCTTGATCGACTGCCGTAGCCGGCCGGCGACCCCCTGGCTCACCTGATCGCTCACGGTCTCCTCCTTCCGCCGTCGCCTGCGGCGCGGCGGGACGCCCTGCTCGGGGTAACGCATGCCCGGCGGGGTATCGTCCTTTTTCAGCTTCCACGGCCGGCGATTGGCCCCGCGCGTGACGACGGAGACGAACTCGGCGCGCGCATCGGTCAGCTCCGTCGCCTGGATCTTCATGCGGCGACTCCGGTGATGCTGCGCGCGATCGTGAAGCCGTGTCGGTGGCCCGCGGCCATGTCGGTGCGGACGTTCTCGCGAATGCGATGGAAATGCCCGTCTGGCGCGCGTTGCGTGGCCCCGTGGATCACGTTGCCGCGCTCATCGAGCCGGACGCTGAACTCGTGGTCGTGCCCGTCGTGCTTGGTCGTTACGCCCGCGAGCTGGCTCTCGGTCGCCACCTCGACGGTGCGGACGACCTTGTTGACCCAGGCTTGGAAGGACACGCCGCCCTTCTCGCCCTTCAAGACCTCGTCCCAGAGCTGCGGATCGAGGAAGTGGATGCCGATCACCCAGGCCCCCGGCGTGAAGTCCGGATCGCCGTCGCGGGCGACGAAGGTCTCCGCGATCTCGGCCCGGCCGGGGCGGTTGTCGTGATCGACGTCGATCCCGAGGTGCCCCTTCTCGATGAGCCGCCGGATGAACTCGTGCGCCATCTTGCGCACGGTCTCCGGACGCAGCCACTCATCGTGCGTGTCGAGGTCATAGGGGACGTAGACCTCGCTCCACGCGATCTGGAGCATCGGGTTGTCGCGCTTGAAGCGCAGCTCGATCGCGACGCGCTCCCCCGCCTGGTGCTTGGACACCCGCCCACCAGAAACGCGAGTTTCGAGGGCGATGGCGGTCGCGAGGCTGACGGCAAGGGAGCCCATCTGGCTGGCGTCCCTTGCCGCGCGCCTTCTTCGGAATCAAATCAGAGCCGGCCCGCGAGCGCGAGAATCAGCAGGACCACCAAGACGAGCCCGAGGGCGCCGGACGGCCCGTAGCCCCACTGCCCCGAGTACGGATGGATCGGCAACGCGCCGACCAGCAGCAGGATCAGCAGGACGATGAGGAGGACATTCACGGGAACATGTGGCCGAGCGTGAAGAAGACCAGCCCCAGCGCCGTGAGATTGACCGGCGGCGTGAGCTGGGGGACCGTCGCGACCCCGAAGCAGACAATCGCCACCACATCGAAGATGCGCCCTGGACTCATGGCAGGACCTCCCTTTACTGCGGCACCGGCACGCCCAGCACCACGCGGCCTGCGACGGCGTCGAGACTCGCCTCGTCCGGCGCCGTGAATTCGACGCTCGTGGTGATCGGGAACAGCGCTTCCGCGTCGCTGCCGACGTGCCCGTCGACCTTCCAGGTGACGCTCACCTTGCCGGGGCCGAGGCCGACGATGTACCCGGTCAGCCGGCCGGCGTCTTCCGCGACACTTGCCACGGCCGGATCGGACACCTCGACCGACTGGACGCCGTCGATCGCCGCCTGCTGGCCGTCCTTCGTCGTGAAGTCGCCCAGCGTGTAGGGAAACTGCTCGGTCACGAGCGCGGTATCAGTCCCAGCCATGGTGCCGCGCCCGTAGCGGGGAGCGCCTTCCCACTCAACCCGTGCCGCCGATGCGGGCCTTCACGGCGCCGCAGACCTGCTTGCGCCGCGCCTCGTCGGGATACTGCTTCGCCAGCTCGTCCATGCACGCGCTGAACGGATGCGGTTCCTTCTCGAAGTGCTTGGCCAGGTTGTCGATGTTGTCCTTCGTGACGAGGCCGCAGTCGTCGCACTCCGCGGCCGCCTTGGCGACCAGCGTGCGCGCGATGGTCGGCCCCATGCGGGTGAAGTAGCTCATCGTGCCAGGACCTCGACGGTCCCCCCCTTGTCGATGCAGCCCGTCTCGATCGTCTCCTGGCCGTCGCTGCCCCACTGCGGCACGACGCATTCGACGTAGGACGGCTGCCCCGGCGCGTTGAACTCCAGGACGGCGAAGCCGGCGAAGTTGTCGAGCGCGCCGCCGTGACAGACACACGCCTTGCGCGTCGTGACGAAGGTCCCGACGCCACTGTTCTTCTTGACGAACGCCGCGAAGTCGTCCTGGCTGACGGCCCAGGCCGTCGCCCCGAGCATCCCCACCAAACCACCGACCGCTAGCAGTGTCCGCATCACCGACCCTCCTTCGGCTCGCGGACGTAGCGCCAATCGCTTTCGGGATCGATCGTGGAACGATTGGCGCGGGTTCTGGAACGATCGGAGCCGTGGGCGGAACGATTAGACCAGGACGACGCTGCACCGGCAGCGGGGATGAAACGGCGGCAGGTCCCAGCCGAGCTGCGAGAGCGCCTGCACGCCGAGCCCCTCGATGTCGTCCATCTTCGGGATCCCGACATCCTCGATCGCCGTGTCGAGCACGCCGTCCTCCCAGGCTTGCAGGTAGGCATCGAACGTCGAGACGGCATCGGTCAGCCGAAACGAGCCCGAGAGGCCCTCCATGTACTCGCAGACCGGGCAGACGCGGTCGTCGCCGGCCGTGAGAATCCGGTAGCGCTGGTGGCCGTCATAGCCCTCGGGCAGCAGCTCGGAGCTGGGCTCGGCCTTCGTGAGCGCCTGGCCGCGGAGCGACTCGAAGCTGGCCACGCGGGTCGCGACCCAATTGAGCGCGACCGCCAGCATGGTGGGCACCTGCAGGTAGGCGCCCAGCGGATCGTCCGACGCCATGGCCGGCTTGATGCGGCGATCGCCCAGGCCCCCGACGAACGTATCGAACAGCGCCCCGGCGATCCGGTCGAGCGCGGGATTGGTCTCGCCCGTCGTCAGATGGCGCATGGCCTCGCGCCGGACAGACGGCAGCAGGGCCTCCCAGGCCGCGAGTGCGCGGCCGGGATCGTGCGGCACGGCGGGGTAGCTCGCCCACTGCTGCGCGAAGCGGTCGACGGCCGTGTCGACCCAATGGGCCGCCTTCCGGCTGAGCTGCCGCGCCTCGGCCTGCAGCAGGCGGATCTCCTCCTCCCAGCCGTGATCCTGGGCGAGCAGCGTGCTCCAATCGATTTGCGGGCTCATCGGGCGATGGGAATCCGCGCGTGAAACGAGACGTGCTCGGTCGTCAAGAACATCTTGCCGAGTGGCCGACCGTCGACCGTGTGCGACACGAAGTCCTGCGGCGTCTTGAACAGCTCGACCTCGCGCGAATGCGTATCACCCGTCTTGTCGGACAACCACAGCTCGTACTGCTCGCGCCAGGTCTTCAGCTCGTGCTCATCGCTGAATTGCGCCCCGAGCCGTGCCCAAACGTAGCCGCCGACGAGCCCCGACCCGCTCACGGCAAAGAACGTGACCGCGCCCGCATGCGTCCCCAGCGCGGCGTCCCGCACGATCTCGGCCGTCTTCTGGCCGAAGCCGTGATGCTGCATTGTCGCCGGGACACCGACGCCATACACCTTCAACGCGTGCTCGCCGGGATCGAAGGCCAGCTCTAGATCGCAGGTCGCGCCGCCCGCCTTCGTGCCCAGGACCTTCCAGGTGAGCCCATGAGTGTCTGGTCCCCAGCTCTGCGACTGGATCCGCCACTTGTCGCGCCGGTCGACGGCGTCGATCGTGTTGGCGAAGCGCTGCGCGCTCTGCACCACCGCAGCCGTCTCGCCGGTCGAGAAGCCGGCCTTGCGTGCTTCCTCCTGTAGCGCGCCGATCTGGTCGGCCGGGATGGCCGAGACCCACTGCCCGCCAGTCGGCGTGCCGGCTGGCGCGCGGGGATGCTGCGCCTCCTCGTATTTCAGTCCGAAGGAGGCGAGGATGGTCGTTTCAAG